AAAAAAACCCCCTACAAGCGGGGGCTTCTGGAGTTGGCAGTTGTATTGTGGTAAGATGTTTTACTTGTGTAGTAGTTGTGTCCGAAGTATAATAGCTGTAGTTGTCCAGAGTTACTTATCGGGGGCATACACAAATCTATATAGACTGTTCTTTGTAGCTACTATATATTTACCTCCGAACTTTAAAGTAAAGATAGTATAGCATGGATTCAAACAGTTTGCAATAGTGCAAATATGCAACACTGACTGCAGAAAAGCAATATGGAATTAGAAGAAATACAAGATGTAGTAGTTGGCAATCAGCCAACGGCAGAGTCTGGTGGTTATTTAGACCATAAGGCACTAGATATAGCATTAGATAAATATATTCAAGAAAAATCAAAAGAAGATTTACTTACATTTGTACGCAGAGTAGCCCCGACACTGGTGACTGACTTTAAGATGGGTAGGCATATCGAGTTATTGTGTGACAGATTGCAGAAGGTGGCCGATGGTGAGATAAAAAGACTTATGGTCTTCCTGCCGCCACGCTCAAGTAAGTCGCTTATCACTAGTAAGATATTCCCTGCATGGTATATTGGCCGTGAACCCAACCACGAGATTATGTCTGTGTCACACAGTGACCAGCTTGCCAGTGACTTTGGCCGTAGCGTTAGGGATATTGTAAACACAGAGGACTTCCAGCGTGTGTTCAAGGGCGTGTCCCTGCGGTCAGACGTTAAGGCAGCAGGTAAATGGAAAACAAACCACAATGGCTCGTACTATGCTGCAGGTGTGCGGTCACAGATTGCAGGTCGTGGTGCGCATCTGGCTCTTCTGGATGACGTTATGTCAGAAGAAGACAGCTTTAGTGATTCAGGCCGTAGATATATCAAAGAGTGGTGGCCTTCTGGCCTGCGTACTCGCCTGATGCCGAATGGCAGCATTATTATTATTAACACACGCTATCACTTTGATGACCTGTGTGGCTGGTTGCTCAAGCAGGAGTCAGAGTTTACCACAGAGCCGTGGGAAGTAATCAGCATTCCTGCATGGCTAGACGAAACTGCAGCAGACCTATTGGGTTTGCCAGAAGGCACATCATACTTTCCAGAGTGGAAGCCAGATGAAGTATTGAAGCTAGACGAACAAGAGATACGAGCAAGTAACGGGAGTAGATACTGGGATGCGCTATACATGCAAAACCCATCGCCAGACGAAGGTGGGATTATCAAAAAGAATTGGTTTCAGTGGTGGGAGTACGAAGACCCACCGCACTGCGAGTTTATCATTCAAACGTATGATACGGCCTTCTCTACTAAGAAAACGGCAGACTATAGTGTCATCCAAACCTGGGGCATCTTTCACCAAGTCGAGCAGGACGAGTACGGTGGTGAATATGTCGTTCCCAACCTCATCCTTCTCGGCAATGTTAAAGAGCGCTTCGAATATCCTGACCTTCGCAGAACGGCGCAACATCTTTACCAAAAGCACAGGCCAGATGTGTGTATCATTGAGAAGAAGGCTTCTGGTCAATCGTTGCTTCAGGACATGCGCCTCGCTGGACTACCTGTTCTGGACTACCTTCCTGATAGGGACAAGGTATCACGTGTCTATGCCGCTACGCCTCTTATGGAGTCGGGTCGTGTCTACATCCCGAAGGGCAAGGAGTGGGCAAAGGATTTATACGACGAGTGCCTAGCATTTCCCAATGGCGCACACGATGACCAAGTAGATGCAATGACTATGGCTATCCATTATATGCGAGATAGCTGGCATGTGTCACACAATGAAGACCCTAGCTGGGAAGATGATTACAATCCAAGACGTACAAAGAGGGTTGGATACTGGAGAACTTAATGGTATAATATGCCCTATGGATATTAGAACTAAAAGCTTAGTGGTTCTTTTGGTCATACTAACAACTTTGTTTGTATCGGCTTGCACACCAATGTTTGCAGCTGCCAAGATAAAAAAAGAACTAAACCTACAGCAGATATCATTAAGCAACGCCCTAAAGCTGTGTACAAAGTTTGGACACACCGAAGGAACAACACAATATACACGCTGTGTAGAACAGCGATATGACGAATTTATTCTAACTAATAAATAGGAATACAAATGGCAACAGAGCGAAATCCTTATGAGCAACGCCCAGAGGGTGAAAATGTTATCCGCATGGAAATGCAGCAGCCTTCTGAAACAGAGGCTACCTTTGAGGTAGACCCAGATACAGGCGAGATTACTGTAGACCTTGAAGGGTCAGCAGAGTCAATCGAAGTAGAGGTTAATATGAACTCAGGATTCTACGAGAACCTTGTAGACATCTTGGACGAAGATAAGCTTGAAGAAATTGGCAACACAGTTATTGACAAGTTTGAAGCAGACAAAGATTCTCGTGCAGAATGGGAATCAATGTTTGAGCGTGGCTTTGACCTGCTTGGTCTGAAGCTAGAAGATACGACTGAGCCGTTTGAAGGTGCAGCTACTGCTGTTCATCCTCTGTTGATTGAGTCGGCAGTTAAGTTCCAATCCAAAGCTTCACAAGAATTGTTTCCTGCCAAAGGACCAGTCAAGGCACAGGTTCTTGGTGAAGCAACATTAGAAAGGCAACAGCAAGCTAATCGTGTACAGAACTTTATGAACTATCAGGTAACTACTCAGATGCCTGAATACTTCGATGAGTTTGAGCGTATGCTGTTTCATCTGCCACTGATTGGTTCTGCTGTTAAGAAGATTTATTATGATTCAAGTCTTGACAGACCCGTTAGTGAGTTCGTACCTATTGACCAGTTTTATGTGTCTTACTATGCGTCTGACCTTCGCAGAGCAGACCGTTACACTCATGTTATTTACCGCAGCCCTGTCGATTTATCTCGCCAGATAGAAGCAGGCATGTATGCCGACATGGAACTTCCTGATGCAGGTGTTCCTACTTTGTCAGGCATGGCAGAAAAAATGGACACAGTTCTTGGTCTGTCACCTGCAGGAGATAATGACCCGCAGTATGTGTTGCTGGAACAGCACTGCTATCTAGAACTTGAAGAAGATAAAATGCACAGCGGCAAGACTGCCTGCCCGTATATTGTAACTGTAGAACAGCAGTCTGGTCAGGTGCTTTCGATTCGCCGTAACTGGTCAGAAGGAGATGACAAGTATGTTAAGAAAATGCACTTCACTCATTACCGCTATGTACCAGGCTTTGGTTTCTATGGTCTGGGTCTTATTCACTTCCTTGGTAACCTTACTATGTCTGCTACCGCTGCTATGCGCAGCCTGCTTGATGCTGGTCAGTTCGCTAACCTCCCTGGTGGCTTCAAAGCTAAAGGCGTGCGTATGGTGGGTGACAACGACCCTATTGCGCCTGGGGAATTTAAAGAAGTAGAAGCAACAGGTATGGACTTGTCTAAGTCTATTATCCCTCTGCCATTTAAAGAACCTTCACAGACTTTGTTCAACATGCTTAACTTTGTTACCTCTTCTGGTCAGAAGTTTGCTGATAGTACAGAGCAGGTTATTTCAGACAGCGGCGGCTATGGCCCAGTTGGCACAACAATGGCATTGCTGGAAGCCTCAAGCAAGTTCTTTTCTGCTATTCACAAGCGTCTGCATAAAGCCCAAGGTGACGAGTTTAAAGTATTGGCACGGATTGATTATGAATATCTTCCTAATGAATATCCGTATGACCTTCCTGGTGTTAGTGAAAAAGTATTTAAGAGTGACTTTAATGGTCGTGTAGATATTATTCCAGTATCTGACCCGAACATTCCGTCTAATGCACAACGCATGATGCTCATTCAAATGGTACAGCAGATTGCGGCTCAATCACCTCCAGGAATGTTCGACATGGAAGCAATCAATAGAATGCTGTTGACTACTGCCAATGTGCCTGATGTAGATAAACTTATGCCTATCAAAGAAGAAGTAAAACCGAATGATGCTATGACTGATATTCTGGTTGCTTCTGAAGGTAAACCGATTAAGGCATTTGAAGGACAGAATCATGATGCTCATGTAGCAGTTAAGACTGCCTTCTTGCAAGACCCGATAAATCAGCAGCGCAATCCTGCGTTCAATATGATTGCGGCAGTTTTGCAAGATAATATTACAGAACACATGATGCTTAAATACAAGGAGCAAATGATGGGTCTGTATAATGTTGCATTGCAGAATCCAGAAACTCTTGGTCAAATCGCACTTGACCCATCAGCTATTGAAATGGTACAAGCACAAGCTGCCCAGCAAATCTTGCAGGCAAATGCCGCAGCTGCTCAAGGCCCAGGAACGCCTGAACAACAGATGCTGCAAATTGAGGCGCAGAAACTTCAGGTTGAGCAAAATAAAACTGCTGCACAGATTGCCAAGGCACAAGCCGATGCTGCACTTAAAAATCGTGACCTTGACTTAAAAGAACAGAAAATTGTTCTGGATACGCAAGCCAAAGGAGCGCAGGAAGAAATGAAAGCTTATCAGAAGCAAGAAGACAGAGATGCCAAGCGTGCATTGAAAGCTATGGATGTACTGGCTGACTTGCTTAAAGCCCAAGAAAATAATGACTTGGAAGAAGCTAAAGTTTCTGCTAAACTATTAGCAGATGTAATTAAGCAACAAGGCATTGAGTAGTGTTATACGAAGAGTTAGTAAAAGATATACAAAAAGAAATCGAATCTATAAAAAATTCCCTTGCGTATGGAGCCGCTTCGGATTATTCTAGATATTGTGAATCGGTGGGAACAATCGCTGGTTTAGAAAAGGCCGTAGGTCTTATTAAAGATTATCTGAATAAATATATCGAAGAGGAGTAAATATGCAAGCCGCATCTAATGCTTTGAAAAATGATGAATGGATTACAGACGAGGACATCGCAGACCCTAAACCACTTCCAGAAATCCCTGGATACCATATCCTTGTTCGTCCAGTATCAGTTAAGTCAGCAACTAAGGGTGGTATCCTTTTGCCTGACTCAACCAAATCGGACATGGCTTACCTTACAACAGTTGGCCGTGTTCTAAAAGTTGGCGACCTAGCTTATAAAGACGAAAAGTTTGCCAATGGTCCTTGGTGTAAAGAAGGTGACTTTGTGTGTTACGGAAAACATACAGGAAGCAAGTTCTTTTACAAGGGCGTAAATCTTTTGCTATTGTTTGATGATGACATCAAGATGGTAGTCGAAGATGCAAAAGACTTAGACCCTACATTTAATCTAAGCAACTAAAAAAAAATTCACAGGGACTCTTGTGAATTAAACAATCATACTATATAATAATATACATCGGCGTTACTCGTCTAATTCGCCGCAGACGTTAAACAGGAGAAAATACTATGGCAGAGACTGAATGGTCTACCATCGAACCAGGCTCACCCCCTGAACAAGAAAAGGTGGAATTTGAAATCGAAGGGCAAGAAGTCGCAGAAGCAGAAGCCCCCGAAGCAGAAGTAGAAACCAAAGCTGAAGAACCTGAAGCAAAGGTAGAAGCCGAAGCACCCCAAGAAGAAACTACCTCTACAATTGAAGAAGAGCAAGAAAAAGAAACAAAGGGTGTAGAAACATCTGGCGCTCAAAAACGCATTCGACAACTGGTAAAACAGAAAAAAGAACGTGAAGCTGAAATTGAAAATCTTCTGGCACAACAGAAGGAAATGCAAACCAAGCTTCAACAGAGAGAAGAAGAATACAAGAATCTCTTAAATAATAATGTTGAATCTAACGAGCGTCAAGTGACGGAACGTTTAGAGCTTGCTCGTGCTGCGTACCGTCAAGCCGTAGAAAGCGGCGATGCCGATAATATCTTGAAGGCACAAGAATCTCTTAATACTGCCCAGCAAGATAACTATAGGCTGACAGAGTTTCGCCAGCAGGCCGACTCTTTTGAACCTCAAACATTTGAGGAGCAACAACAAGCTCAAACTGCCAATGTGTCAGAGGCACAGCGTAAGGCAACTAACTGGGCAGCAGCAAATGATTGGTTTAACAATGACCGTGTGTTAACTGCAGTTGCTCTTGAGATTGATAATGCAGTTCAAGAAGAAGGGTTTGACCCAGCTGACGATGATTATTACGAAGAAATTGACCGCCGTATGGCAGAACAATTTCCAAGCAAGTTTGGAAAAGCTACCAAAGAAGTAGCAGCCGAAAACCCCGTAGTGCAGGAAACGTCAACACCTGCTCAAGTGGTCGCAGGAGCTTCGCACACTCCAGCACCCTCATCAAGTAAAAAGGTAAAGCTCTCGCAAGAAGATGTACGCCTTGCAGAAAAATGGGGCATATCACTTGAACAGTATGCAGCCGAAAAGCTAAAAGTCGAAAAGGCAGGCGAAGGCGAGTATACTACCATTAACCGATAGTTGCGAAAGGATATACACTTATGGCACGAAATACCACACGTAGCACCCAGAGTCGTGAACTGGAAACAAGAGAAGCCGAAGACTTTGAATATCGTGAACCGAATCTTTTGGACATTCCCGAATTAGTAACCGCAAGGTTTGAAGACCAAGGAATGAAACTTCGTTGGATACGTACAACCCTAAAAGGTGGTGACGATTATACAAATGTTGGGAAAAGAATGGCCGAAGGCTGGGAATTTGTTTCTCTTGAAGAAGTACCTGAACTAGCGCACACCTCTGCAATTAGAGAGGAAGGTCGCTACAAAGGCACTGTATGTCGAGGAGATTTGGCGCTTGCTAAGTTGCCAATTAAACGTGCAGAAGCTCGACAAAGACACTTTGAAAACGCCTCCGCAGAGATGGTTGATGCTGTTAATGCACAGCTTGAAAACTCATCAGACCGCAGAATGCCGATTCAAAATCAAAGCAAAACCAATGTAACCAAGGGTCGCACCCCTTCTTTTGATTAAAGGGTGGCGAAGTCTGGTTACAGAACTTAAACACTGAAGGAGAAAAATATGTCTGCTACTAAAGTAACTGGACTTCAGCCTTCCCGTGTTCGTGGTGCTGCACCAAATAGTAACGGCCTGAATGAATATCCTATTGCTTCAGGTGCTACGGCAATGTACACAGGTACGCCTGTACGCCTTGCCTCTGGTACGCTTACACCGTGCGTAACGACCACCGAAGTACCCGTTGGTACTTTTCAAGGTTGCCGTTATGTAGAAAACGGGGAACAAAAATTTAAATCTTACTATTCTGGCGTGTCTGCTTCAGACATCGTTGGCTTGGTAAACGACAATCCTGGTCAAACTTACATCATTTCTTCGAATGCCACAGTTGCTGCTGGTATCGTAGGAAACAACGTAGAAGTTAGCTCAATTGCTGGTGGTTCTACCTTTACTGGTAAATCAACCATCGTTGCTAAAACAACCGCTGGCTCAACTGGTAAAGCCACTAATGGCTTGCTGCGTGTTATCGGTGTTGTTGATGAGCCTAGCAATGCTGTTGGTGACGCATTCACCAAATTGGAAGTTGCATTTAACTATGACGCTACCGATTATCAGAATGTTGTAACTTCAGCCGTTGTAACCACAACCAACTAAGGGAGATAAATAATAATGGCTATTAATAGAGCAAGTATTGCAAAAGAGCTACTCCCTGGTCTTAACGCCGTATTCGGCCTTGAGTATGGGGAAGTTGCTGACGAACATGCACCGCTGTTTGACGTTGAAAACTCAGACCGTGCATTTGAAGAAGAAGTTCTCTTCACTGGCTTTGGCACTGCACCTGTTAAAGGTGAAGGCGCTGCCGTATCTTATGACGATGCCCAAGAAAGCTACACCTCACGCTATACGCATGAGACAATCGCTCTTGGCTTCGCCGTTACGGAAGAAGCTATGGAGGACAACCTCTATGACACATTCGCTAAACTGCGTGCCAAAGGTTTGGCTCGTGCTATGGCGAACACGAAACAAGTTAAAGCTGCCGATGTTTTCAACAACGGCTTTAACTCTGCCTTTGCAGGTGGTGACGGACAAGCTTTCTTCTCCGCTTCACACCCGACCATTGGCGCTGGCGACCAAAGCAACGCCTTGGCTGCTTCTGACCTTTCGGAAGCCGCTTTGGAAACTGCATTGATTGCTATTTCTAAAACTAAAGATGACCGTGGCATTTTGATTGGTGCGCAAGCTGAAAGCCTGCACATCCCGTCAGACCTGGCCTTCACTGCAGACCAGATTCTGAACTCGCCGCTGTCAACCACGATTGCTAACTCTGCTACCAATGTCAACGACATTAACAGCATTCGCAATCAAGGTCTTGTCCCGAATGGCTTCTACGTGAACCGCCGTTTCACGGACACGAATGGTTACTTCATTAAGACTGATGTGCCGAATGGTGCGAAAATGTTCGTACGTTCACCGCTTCAGACTAAAATGGAGCCTGACTTCGACACTGGCAACCTGCGCTTTAAAGCTCGTGAGCGTTATGCGTTTGGTTTCAGTGACTGGCGTGGTTTCTACGGAAGCCAAGGTGCTTAATTAAAACACCTATTAGCTGACCTTTGAAGGGGGTGGGACTTGTATCTCACCCCCTTTTTTAGTATAATATAGCTATTGACATTTTTATAGGAGTAACCAATGACTAATATTAGAAGCGCATTTGTTTCTGGAACTGGTACATTCGTAGATTCGCTTACTAGTGTGACTGTTACTGATACTCGTGTTCGCAGCGTTAACTGCGTAGGCACGGGTATTGTAGTTATTACTGGTACGTCTGTTGACCCGTTTGGCAACACCAACGGTGGACGAATCAAGTTTCAAGTAAACGGCGACACTTATCAGGACTTCGCAGACAATGGTATTCGCATGGCAGGTAAGGTTATCGTATCTGCAGCAGCAACTATTTCTACGACTATTTACTATGGCTAATTATACTTATCTTGTTACCGACCTTATCGAGGCCACTGAAAATGATGGCAGCGAATTTATTTCGGCTATTCCAAAAATGGTTAATCGTGTTGAAGAACGACTAGTCAAAACGCTGGATGATTATGGCTTGGTAACAACTACAACAGTTACACTATCAGCAGGTAAAAATACCTTGACCCTTCCTGCTGGAACACGCTATGTAAAGAATCTTCGCATTGAAGATAGTGGAACTAAAATTAATCTGCTGCAGAGAACAGATGAGTTTATTTATGACTACTGGCCTGTTAGTGCAAGTACAGGAACTCCAAAGTATTATGCAAAGAAAACAAATACTGATGTTATTGTTGCTCCTACTGCAAGCGCTACTTATAGTGGGGAACTTGTATACGTTGCTAGGCCAACGACACTGACCAGCGTAAATCAAACTAACTATTTCTCTGACTTCTGTTATGATGCTTTATTTTATGGCTGCATGGTAGAGGCGGGAGACTTTATGAAAAATTATTCAGTAAGTAATTATTATGAGCAGCGTTATCAAAACGCAGTTGAAGCATTAAGGAATCAAGCAAGAAGAACTCGCCGTGATGATATGGAAGCACCCGCTTCTGCCTTTGGCGAAAATACAATTGGAGGAACACAATAATGGCTATGGGTAAAGTTATTGCAGGCGTTATTAAGGCTGCAAAAAAGCAAGGAAGACAACCTAACTTTGGTGCTATAAAAACAAAGCTAGAAAAAAAAATTCGTGAAGGAACTGCAACAAAAGAAGACAGGGAGTTGTTAAAGGAACTAAGAAAAAAAGATGCCTCTGCAACAATGACTCAAAAAGTTAAACAGTCACAATCAAGTCGCAAAACTCCTGTTTCTTTGCCAGGGTCTAAAAGAATTGGCGGCACTCAAAAAAGTTATGGCGGCGCAATGAAAAAGAAAACTGTTAAGCGTCAAGCTGGTGGTGGTATGTCAGGTAAACCTAAAGGTGTTGGCTGCGCTAAAGGTGGATATGGAAAGGCAATGAAATAATGAAAAAACTTACACCTAAACAAAAAAAGATTGACATGAATAGCGATGGTGTTATTGATGACAAAGACTTTAAGATTATTAATGCAGACCGTACAGGTGGCTCGACCATGACTAAGAAAAAAGACGGTGGCTCTATTTGTGGAAGACCTACTGGTCAGGGATTTGGTAAAGCAAGGAAGCGCTAATGCCTCTGTATAAGGGTACAAGTGATAAGACTATTAGCAAGAACATCAGTAAGCTGATGGATGAAGGCTATGGTCAAAGCCAGGCAGTAGCTATTGCCATGAATGAAGCGGGTCGTTCCGTTTCTAAAAAGAAGGGAAGCCGTGTAAACGAGGCAGGTAACTATACAAAACCTGGTATGCGTAAAAAGATTTTTGAAAGAATCAAAGCAGGGGGCAAGGGAGGAAAGCCTGGGCAGTGGTCTGCACGCAAAGCGCAAATGGTTGCTAAAGAGTATAAAGCAAAAGGTGGGGGCTACAAATCGTAGTATGATATATGAAAAAATCACAGAAGTCTCTCAAGGCTTGGACAAAGCAAAGGTGGAGAACTAAGAGTGGCAAGAAGTCGAGCGAAACTGGCGAAAGGTATTTACCAGAAGCGGCTATTAAGGCACTCTCCCCAGCAGAATATGCGGCTACATCGAGAGCAAAAAGAAAAGGAAGCAAACAAGGAAAGCAATTCGTTAAACAGCCTAAAGCTATAGCGAAGAAAACTGCAAAGTTTCGCACAGCTAAAAAAGGCGGTAAAATTTCAGGACATAACAGGTTATACTAATGACAAAGAAAAAACTTACAGATGCTCAAAGAGCAAAACAAATAAACAATGAGGCTATGGCAAAACAGCCTTATGGTAATGTTGCAAGAGTAAAAACACGTAAAGATTCTGATGGTTCTTTTGTAACTGAATATTACAAAACAAATAAAGATAAAGAACCTTTTGCAACTGATACCGTTTCTAAGAGTAAGGGCGGTAAAATTTCAGGACATAACAGGTTATACTAATGGCACTTACAGATGCAGAAAAAAATAAACTAAAGAAGCTAGGACTATCTGGTTTAAACAAACCCAAGAGAACTCCTAATCATCCAAGCAAGAAGGCCGTAGTGGCCGTAAGGGGAAACAATGGAAACGTTAAAGTCATTCGGTTTGGCGCTCAAGGAATGGGCCACAACTACAGCCCAGAAGCTCGTAAAAACTTTAAAGCACGGCATGGAAAGAACATTGCTAAAGGCAAGACTTCAGCTGCTTACTGGGCTGATAAAGTCTTTTGGGCAGGTAAGTCAGGCAGTAAAAAACGGCCTCCTAAAAGTCAAAAGCAGACTTTCGGTCTTGGTCGCAAGAGCAGAAAAAAAACTTAAAGACAATGGCGATAAGTAGGGCAGCGGTCAGTCAACAGATTAGCAAACCTGGAAGAAAGGTAGGTGGTCGTAAAAGAAACTCTACTGGTTCTGTTAGTCCAAGAGGCACAGGCCAGAAAGCTAACCTAAAGACTGGCCGCAACCAATCAGGACATAATAGATTATACTAAAGGAATAATAGATGGCAAAAGGAATGGCACATTATTTTAGAGATGGCTCTAAACACAAAGGAGGCACACATAAAATGTCTGATGGAAAATTGCACAGTGGAGCAAGGCACACTGCATCAAGTAAACCTCTTTATCATTATTCAGAGCTTTCTAAAACTGCACAAGCTAAAGCCAGAAAAAGGAGGCCGTAAATGGCAACATCAGGTACATATAGTTTCTCAATGGATATTGATGAAGTAATCCAAGAAGCAATGGAAATGATTGGTGGCGAACCTACGCTAGGTGAAGAGCCTCGCTCTGCCCGCCGCTCTATAAACTTGCTCCTGCAAGATTGGCAAAACCGTGGTATTCAGCTTTGGACAATTAATACTACGGCGGTGTCCGTGGCAACAAGTGTCACAGCCTATAGTCTAGACGCACATAACATCGACGTAATTGAAGCGGTGGTTAATAGAGACAATACTGACCTGCAGCTAGAACGCATTAGCATGGAAGAGTATCTCAAGATTCCACGCAAAGGACAGACGGGGCGTCCAACACAATATGCAGTGCGTAGGGAGCGTGACAATCCTGTCGTGTATCTATGGCCTGTACCCGAAAACAATACAGACAAAGTTAAGTTTGAAACTGTAAAATATTTTCAAGATGTCTCACGGTCTTCACAGACTGCAGACATTTCTCGCCGTTTCTATCCCTGCCTTACTGCAGGTACGGCATACTTTATGTCCATGAAACGCCCAGGGGTAGATATGGGCAGAATCCAAATGCTGAAGACGGAGTATGAAGAAAGGCTGGTACGAGCGCAAGAGGAAGATAAAGAACGTGCAAGCTTATATCTTACGCCCCGCCTGAACTATAAGTAATGGGAGCAACTAAATCATTAGGACTCTGTGACATCTGTGGCTTTCGGTATCCCTTACGGGAACTAAAAAAGAACAGCTATGGTATGATGGTTTGTAATATGGACTACGAAGGAAAGTATGACCGACACAACCATCCGCAAAACAGAATAGCCAGAGTAACCGATGATGAAAACATTAGGGATGCTAGACCACAACGACCTTCACTTGTTTCGGCAGTTCCTGTGTCGGCGTGGCTACCAGAGTTATAAATGGCTAGAGGCAAGCATGTTAAAGCAGAATGTGATGTATGTGGTTTTTCTTATCCTCGCAGCAGGCTTCGAAAGAACAGCTATAACTTGTGGGTCTGTCCCGATGACTGGGATGGGGCATACAACAGGGTAGACCATCCGCAGAATAGAACACCCGATATGCGGGACAGAAGCAACTTCGTAATGAATGCACGACCTGACCCTAATATTGACAGGAACATAAACTGGGAAGATGCCACTGAACGACACACGATTATTTATCAGTGGGAACTATTAGATAAGAATTGGAATACAGTATAGATGGCAGACTTAACAGGTAAAAAGATTGCAAATACCTATAAGGATTTGTTGCAGATTAATTCCAGTGCCTCTAATAGTGGTATAGATGAAACACTGCGCAAGGTTCAAGACGGTGCTGGCAATAACTCTTCACTAAAACTTTCACAAACCTCTGCTGCCTTTACAGGCAATGTAAGCATTGCAGGCAGCTTGAAAGTTACAGGAACATTTCAACCAAACAATTTACAAACTACAAATATCGTAGCTACAAGTATTACAACAAGTACGTTGAATGCTACAAATCTTATATTTCAAGATGTAAGTGTTAGCAGCCTACGCACTGGTGACTTGTTTGCGAATACTGTTAGCGCAGGCACGGTAAGTGCAACTAATATTGCTGGTACTAATATTACCTTGGCAGGTGAGCCTGTAGCTACATCAGCAGGTTTGGCAGCAGTAAGCTCCACGATGGCTACTAGTATTGCTAATGTATCGGCAGCACTAGAGACTCGCATTGCAGGTGTAAGCTCTACCTTTGCTGCTACTTCTGCTACACTAGCTACTAGTATTGCTAATGTATCAGCAGCATTAGAAACACGTATTGCAGGTGTAAGCTCTACCTTTGCTGCTACTTCTGCTACACTAGCTACTAGTATTGCTAATGTATCGGCAGCACTAGAGACTCGCATTGCAGGTGTAAGCTCTACCTTTGCTTCAACCTCTGCGACTTTGGAAAGTCATATTAACACGGTTTCAGCTACCTTGTCAAGTACTAATGTAGCATTACAGACAAGTATTGCAAATGTTTCCAGTACAATGGCAACAAGCATTGCCAATGTGTCAGCTACACTTGAGACTCGTATTGCAGGAGTATCTAGCACATTTGCTACTACGTCTGCTACGTTAGAAACACGCATTGCTACAGTATCTAATACACTTGCCACAAGTATTGCTAATGTTTCTGCTGCCCTTGAGGCACGTATTGCAGGGGTATCTAGTGCTTTTGCTGCGACATCTGCTACACTTGAAAGCCGTATTGCCACAGTATCCTCGACAATGGCAACAAGCATTGCAACCGTATCCGCAGCTTTACAAACAAAAATAACAACAAACATTAATGCTATTACATCTATTAACAATGTAGTTAGCGCACTTAGTTCCGTTGTTAATGATGTTAATGCTTCTGCTATTGCTGCTAATGCACAGGCAATTGCTTTGGCCAATACTTCAATTGCTGCTAACGCCTCTACTGTTGCTATTAACATGGCAGCTATTACTTCTGTTAACAATATTGCTACTGCTAATGTCGCAGCTATTACATCTGTTAATACTCGCATAAATGCAGTATCAGTTCTTGCAGAAACAAAAGCAAGTGCCGCTACATCGGCAACACTTGAAACACGTATTGCTTCAGTATCGGCTACGTTTGCATCTACCTCTGCTACGTTAGAGACACGCATCAATGCAGTGTCAGTCCTTGCAGAAACAAAAGCAAGCGCAACAACATCGGCTACATTAGAAACACGAATAGCAGGTGTATCATCTACATTTGCCACAACCTCTGCAACTTTGGCTACTTCCATTGCGACTGCAGCCGCTGCTGCCGTGGCTTTTGCCATTGCATTGGGCTAACTTTTAGGGTATAATATTGACATGGCTAACTCTTTTAAATTATCTACCGCATCCTCTGTAGGCACAGCTGAAGTGTCTGTGTATGAATGTCCAGCAGCTACCTCAACTACAATTATTGGGTTGACGGTTGCTAACATTATTAACTCACAGATTGCTGTAAATGTAAAGATTAATGATGCTGGTGCATCTAAGATTCACTTGGTTAAGAATGCTCCTATTCCTGCAGGTGG